AAGGGTAGTTGTTTGATATAGGAACTACCTTGTCAGTAAACATCTTTTTTGCATCTGCCCCTGTTTTAGAAAGTATACCAATACGAGCATCTCTTGTTATTGTTGCTTGATTTACTCCTTCACAAGAACTCATAAAAGAAAACCCTGAACGTCTTATTTTTAAGTAACACATCCCAAAACTTCTTTTATCTGCCTTACACGCTTCCCAAAGAATATAAAAAATTCTATTTGCTTCTCTAAAATCTGGATTTCCTACATCAATTTTTGTCCATTGCAAATACATATAGTGAGTTCCAGTTATATATGTAGGAACACCATTATTCATAAACCACAAGCCTTCCTCTCTTTTATCAAATTCTTTTTCAATATAATCAACCCATTCATTTTTAAAATCCGATGGAGTATTATGCCATTGAAATATTGACTGTATTCTTTTTAAAGGTTTTGGTAATAATGTTGGGTTCCAGAACTGGTCCTTTTGTTTTTCTCTGGAATTATATAATATTTTTGGCGTTGACGGAAGTGCTATACGAACCCCGCTTATTTCGTACACATCTCCTATAGTACCGTCTTTTGATATAACAACAATATCGTACTTTTCGTTATATCCATACTCCCATGTTTTAGCCTTATTTTTTCTTTTAATTATTCCTGTCGGAACATAATTTGGCAATAGTCTATATAATTTATTTTGATCGTGACTCTGCAAATCCTTTTGGTGTGTTGTTTTTAGACTCTATAACTTTTCCTTCTAACAAATTTCTTTCTTCTTCAATTCTTTTTACTATTTCAAAAGCATCCATAATACATAACTTTTTTGTAGCCGCTGCGTTTTTTAATCTATCCGCAGCTAACTCATCATCTTTATCATACTTTATTATTTCTTCTTTAGCTACCTTAACTAATTGTTTTACAGCCTTTTCTCCTGCTTCTATTATTTGTAATTTTAGTTCTTTATTATCCATTTAATATAGTTGTTATATTATTTGTAAACATACGATAAAGCAACTCTCCTTCTACTTCAAATTCATATTCACTATTTGGTGTAAAAATAACTCTATCCCCTATCTTTACACCCAGTTTTTTTAACTCTTTATTACTATACTTTATAATTCCTTGTAATGGTTCGTATTTTGTGTTTTTTAAAATTAAAGAATCTTCTGTCAATATAGGTTTTACAAAACAATATTTACCATGAGCTTTCCAGCTGTCTTTATTTTTATACATAAAAAACTGGTCATCATCTACAAAAAATAAATTTTCTTTAAAAAAGCTTTTACCGCTTTTTCTTTTTCCCTTCATGTCATTATAAAACTTAAATACATTATGATGAACTAATAATGTATCTCCTGGCTTTACATCTCCTTTATAGTTCAAAGGTAATTCTTTTACAATAGCTAACCTATTTGAAGATGCATGGTCTTCTTCCGAAACACTTGTAACCAGCTCTACATCTCCTAACTTTTTAGTATTGTTATACCTTTTATTTTCTAAGGGCTCTACAATAAATGAGTATATAGACCTCATCAAAAATTTATATTGTATTCTAAAGTTATAGGAAGAGTGTATAAAAACTCTTTCCAAACAAAAAGTTCTTCATTTTTAATTACCCATAATTTATAGGATTGACTTTCTTCTTTTGCTTGTATTAAGTGTATTTTGTATTCTCCCCCCAGAACAGGCTGACCCACTATGTAGTGCATTGAACCTGATTTATAATCAGAACCAATGGAAATTTTTCTTATATCCATTTTATTTTATTTTTCTTTTTCTACTAAACCTTTGTTTATTACTTCAGTAATTTCTTTAACAATATCATATGTGCTTATTGGTAAAGATTGTAATAACCTATTTATATGTTTAATAGAATCTTCATTTAATTCTACTTTCATTTAATTATATTTATGGAACGTCTTGCAGTGGTATAAAGTAATCCGATCCGTTTATTTTAACTTTCCAAGTTTTGTTTGGAGTAATAGTTTGTGTTGCAATATCCCCTAAATTTTGAGAAACTGTACCAAAGGCTAATTGATTTGCAGCATTAGTTGTTGCCCCAAAACCTATAGCCACACTATAATCATCCGATACGCTGGTTGAAGCCCCTAATGCTATAGAATAATTACCGCTATTAGCTGATGTAGTACCTATAGCTATAGCGCTTGTACCACTATTGTCTCCAACATTTACTCCTCTACCAATACCTATAGTATCAGTCCCAGCTCCTGATGCTGAAAAACCTATTAAGATGTTGCTGCTGTTCAGTGATTTGCCTATAGCGGTATTACCTGAATTCCTACCTATTGCGATGTTGTTATCTCCTGTTACAGTTCCTAACATTGCCTGATAACCTATGGCTACTTGAAGGTCTCCGGTAACTGTATTATTCATTAATGCTTGATAACCAATAGCTATAGACTGAGTTGGTGCGACATTAAGCATGGCCTGTTTACCAATTGCAATTTGATAGATACCTGGAGTTGCAGTAAGGTTCTTCATTGCAGAGTCTCCAATTGCTATTGCCCCACCTACAACAGTAGTTTGAGCTTGCAACATAGCATCATTTCCTATTGCTATATTTCCAACTCCTTTTTGATTGGCCCCTCCCATTGCGTTGTATCCAATAGCTACCCTACCCATAGCCTCATCTGTAGTAGTAGATGGGGTTACATTAATTCCATATCTTAATGCCTGATATCCAATTGCAGTGTCTGTACCTCCATAAGAATTTTCTGCCGCTTTATATCCTACCGCTGTGTTTTTTGATTGATGCGTCATTACTGCTCCTGCGTCAGCTCCTACAAATGTATTTTGATTGGCTCCTGAGTCAGAAAGAGATTTTCCAGCCCCCTTACCAATTGCAGTTATATTGCTTATATTTACAGCGTCTTTAAACGCTTCTTTTCCTATTGCTACATTATTTCCACCACTTGTAAGTGATGAACCTGCATCAGTACCAATATATACGGAATTTATAGACGCATCGCTAACACCTGCTGCATCTACATTACTCCATCTAAAGTTACTTCCTGCTGCATTATATATAAATCCTTTAGCGTTACCGCTTGCTCCTAAAACTAAATTGTAACCCTGTTTCGTTACATTTGTATTTGAAATTGCTACACTTTGATTTGTTCCCCCTTGAGCAAAAATTATGCTTTGCTCAAAACCTTTTTGAGCATTATTATCAAAGACAGGAACATAATATTGATCTACAGCTGGTACCGTAAATCCGTCTACTGTAGAGCTTTGTGCTCCATAAACATCAGTAGTTGTTGTAATATTAATTCCATTATGATGTGTGCTTCCTGCACTTAAACTTACAATACCTGTATTTTTAACTTGTAATGATTTTGCACTGGTATTACCTTGTAATTCAATACCTGGTCTTTCAATTAAAGTAATAGTTGTGCTATTAGAATCTGCATCAATATCTTGTCCTACATGACCAAAAACAGTAATTTTCTTAAAGATATTTTGTGAGCTTCCTGTGTCGGTATTAGTAATAGTTAAATTAAAGTTAGGTGTTGTGCCAGTAAGTTCTGTTGATATTCCTGTGCCCCCATCAAAAGTTAAACTTTCTGCATTTTCAATATTTTCACTTCCGGTATCAGCTGCTGCTGTCCAAGAAGTCATACCCCCTATTAGTGTAGATAGTTGAGAAAGTGTAGCGTATTTAACAGGATTTGCAACAGGCGTTGTAACACTACTGTCTCCAAATAAAAAGTAATCTGTGTTTTGAAGAGCAGCAGATGTTCCGTTTCCAGCAGCTAAAATTAAATTAGTAGCTGTATCACTGTAATTTAACTTAATAGTATTTAGAGTATTATCTACTATAACAGGTGCCTGCCCAGTATAGGTTGTGCCTGAAGCCTCTATAGTTACCTGTGTATTACTGTTTCTTGTAACAGTTACTCCGCTTCCTCCAACTAATTGAATGTCGTCTGTTGTTGCTCCGCTGTCTGTTAGTCTTATAAATGGGTCAGTATTAACACCTATACCGGACTGAACAGCATCTAATGTATAAGTAGTGTTTGTATCAGTTGCACTTATAGTTACATTACCGGTAGCTGAACTTACACTAATATTACTTCCTGCTATTATAGAGCTTACCCCTGCTGTTACAGATGGAGCAGCCCATGTATTATCAGCTCTTAAAAAGTGTGTTAGTTTTGTAGTGTCGTCTAATGAAGAAGTATCAGCGTTTAATCCAACTGATAGCTGGTTTATTGTACCACCTGTTCCTAAATCAAGAGATATGTATTTTAAATTTGCTGATGAACCAATGGTTACTTCTTTTTCAATAAATGTTAAAGTGTTATTTGTTACATCTACTAAGCCTGCATTACTTGCTGGAGTTGTAGCCATTGCAAAAGATGTCAAGCCAGCAGCACTTGCTGCGTCAATTGTTAATTGACTTGCACTATCTCGTGTTATGGTAACATTTGTTCCTCCTACTAAGGTAATAGCATCATTTGAACCATCTGAACCTGCAAGGTTTATATTAGTTGTAGCAGCAGGAACATCAACAGTATATGTTGTGTTATTATCTGTTCCGTTAGCCGCTGCTGTTACTCTTCCTTCAGCGTCTACTGTTATATTAGCATTTGTATATGAACCCGATGTAACACCTGAAGTAGGTAACGCTACAGTTAGTGTTCCGCTTGTTGTTATTGGTGAACCACTTACAGATAAATTTGAACTTGTTAGCGCTACACTTGTTACGCTTCCACCTCCAGCTGATGATGATAATGTTAAATCATTAGAAGAGTCTACAGTCATAGCTATATTACTTCCTGCATCTATATTTACTGTACTTGATCTTGTTCCGTCAGAGTTTGTTAAGCCTACTGTAGTTAAAGAAACAGAGGTAATTGTAAAAGTACCTCCTGTACCTCCTAATACTCCTATAACATCACCGACAGTATATCCTGTACCTCCGTTTAAGGAATCTATGGATGTAATAGCTCCTGCAACAGCAGTAATATTAACGGTTAGTCCTACTCCTGCCCCTGAATAAGAAGTTCCAACTCCCGTACCAGAACTATATCCTGAACCCCCAACTATACTTCCTGAAGATGCTGGGACACCAGTATTTGAAAAACTTAAATCCCAATCTGCTCCTATCGGTTCTGAAAAAGCTCCCGTAGCATTATAAAAATCTGTTGATACTCCTGGCGCTAATCCAGTTGTTATTAATGCTGCTGATATATCTGGAGTATCATTAGGATTTGATACACTTAAATCTATATATGTGCTGTCTGTTACAGAAACCGAAGTAACTGTACCGCTACCTGAACCTGCTGCGCTCCATATAGGTGTTGCATTAGCTCCTTGCGAAATTAAAACTTGACCGGTAGTTCCTGCCTGACCATCAAGTAATAATTGTGTGTCTCCTGTTAAGTTTAAAGTACCGTCCTCTATTGTAACAATACCTTTAGTTGCGCTGGCAACTGCTGTTCCATCACCCACTAAACCAATAGAAGATGTATTAACTCCAACTGCATCCGCAGTAAATCCATTATTTAAAACAGATTGTAAGTCTTGTGTTCCTGCCGCTGTACTACTCCATTCTAATGAAGTACCATTTGATGCAACTGTTAATATATCACCTGCTGTACCAACACCACCAGTAGTAGAATTACCTGCCCATACCTGAGCATCTAACACAACCGAAGCTGTAGAATAAGTGTTTCCAACTCCATTAAAAAGATTGCTACCAGTGAATGAATTGTTACCTTGTGATATTATTTTTGAATTAGCATCTAATGTTACCGAAGTAGGTAATAACGCTGTTCCGGTAAAATCTATTCCTAAACTGGTAGTTGTATTTCCTTGTGTTAATACAGCCTGAATATCAGGAGTAGTTTGAGTAGGAGCGCTTGTCCACTCAACCCCATCTTCTGCTGCATTTACTGCTAAAAATTGACCAGATGTTCCAAATGAACCGTCAACTTGTAATTGTGTTTTAGAAAATAAATTTAAAGCGTATGTAGTTACAGCTCCTGTTGGGTCTCCAATTTCTACTGAATTAGATATTTCTACAGGGCCAGCCCATAATAAAGATGTAAATTCACTTCCCGTTAAAGCAGCTGCTGTAGTTACAGAATTAGTAAAAGACATTCCGCCATCTACTACTTTTAAAAATTGTGACTGTACAGTATCACCCACAGAAACAGTATCATCCCAAGATTGTACTGATCCTGCTGGTGAATACTCAAGCCCTGTTCCTGCTGCATTAACTGCTATTACCTGACCGGCAGTTCCAAAACTACCCGCTAATGTAATCTTATCGGTTGCTCCTAATGCTATTGTTCCTGTTACACTAAGAGTACCAGTTAGATTTATATCTTCTATTGCAGTATCACCAGTTGTTAAAACTGATTGTAAGTCTTGTAGTACGGTTCCAGCAGCAAGTAAGTCGCTGACTAAAAAAGTTACTGTCTTATTATTGTCACTAACATCCGTTGCTATTAATAAATCACTTGCATTGGGTGTGACTGTAGGATAAGCAGTCGTGTTTTTAATTTTAGCCATATTGCGACATTTTTATTTTACTCTGTTTCTACTTTTGTTAATTCAGACTCTTCTTTATCTGTTACTTCTCCAGTTTCTAAATTAATGGTAACATTCTCTCCGTAAGACTCCATTAATAATTTTTCTTGTTCTGTAAATTTAGCTCTTATATCATTAACTTTAGTTAATAAAGTTTGTTGCTGTAATACAGTGTTTCCTAAGTCTAATTTTGCTTGACTAAATTCTTTTTGTAACCCCTGTAATAGAGTTAATTCGTCATCAGTTATTTTTTTCATTTAATTTAATTTAAAGGTTAATAAAGCACAAAGATAATAAATATTTATTTATGTAATTACGTTGGAACATTTGTGTTAAATGTAGGCGAGCCAACTCCTGACCCTGTAAACCCATTACCTGAACTATCAGTGTATGAAGTTCCTGAGCCTTCATTAAATCTCCACCATGCAGTTAAGTTAGCAGACTGATTATAATTACCAGAATTTGTGCTTAAATCTATAGGCGCTCCTGAATTATAAATAGCTGAAATATTAGTAGCATTTAAAGCTGTAGAAAATACTGCGTAATTATTCATTTCACCATCAAAAAAGTTTACATTACTTGCTCTTCTCCAAACCCCTAAACTTGAGTCTCCATTGTATGTTAAAGCAACATTTTGATTTCCAGACCTTGTATAAGTACCGCTATATGCTGACCCGTTAATATATATAAGCCATGAATCTCTATTTTGTGTTGAGCCCATACTACCTGATGGTACAACCACCGCTAAATGATACCATTGACCTGTTGAAATAGTTGAATTTGCTGTTCTTGTTGTATTTCTGTTATTACTACCAGCGCCTGCAAAACCTCCATTTAATCCCATAACATGAAAAACTAAAGCTCCATTTCCGTTAACCACCATTTTTAATCCGTAGTAATTATTAGTACAGCAATTTCCTAAGTCATAAATATACTCTCCAGCTGAAAGTACATCAATATATACCCAAGCAGTTAAAGTAAGGCCGCTACTATTAATTGAAGATTGAGAAGGGTTTAGTGCTGAAGAGGTTTGGTCTCCTAAATTTACATATTGTGAACTACCGTTTAACTCAAGAGAGTAATCTGTGCTAAATGCTGGTGGCATATCTACATCATTAATTTGAGAAATAGCTGATAAGTTTATATCATTAACTTGTGATATCGTGTCTGTAGCAATACCGTTTACCTTTGATGCAGACATATTAAGAAAGTGTTATATATGTAAAGTCTGGATTAAACCATATTTGACCATTAGTGCTGTCAAGTAACTGACCTACTATTCTCACTACATCACCTGTACCGCTTGGTGGTTCTACTATTAAATTTCCAGCTGTTGTAGAAAGGTGTAATATATCCCCATCATTTCCTGGATCATAGTTTAAAGTAAATGTTCCTCTAATTAACATACCTACAGAGTTTGAAGCGCCATTTCCTAAAGCAATAGCTAATGTTCCTTTAGATGTTGATTCTGCATCTGCATCAGCTGCTACCCAATCTCCTCCTGAATATACATATACTTTACCCGCAGTAACAGTTGTGCTTGACCAATAAACTATATCTCCTTGATATGATAAATCTGTTGTTGAGGTTTTGTCAAATTTTCTATCACTATTCCAAACACCATCTGTAATAGTACCTGTAGTGTTTAAATTCGTTAAACTGGTAACTGCTGTTGAATCAAAAGCTATAGTCCCTGACCCCGTTATTGTTCCTCCAGTAATAGGAGAAGTAGTTGCTATTGATGTAACAGTACCAGTATTAGTTGTATATCCTGCTCCGTTTGTTAATTGATTATTATTAGTAATAGTGTTAGTTACAGTAATGCTTCCTGAAGATGTTATCTTCCACCATCACCATCTATTTGAAGAGTTGCAGCAGCAGATAATAAAATATCAGTACCGCCTTCCATATTTAACTCTCCGTTTAAAGTGTAATCTCCGTTTAAAATTAAATCACCAGTTTTAGTTTGATTTCCTGTTGTTCTAATAACTGTAGAATCAACACTCAAAGTTCCAGAAGAAGTTATTGTTCCTCCTGTTAACCCAGAGCCTGTAGCAACAGACGTTACTGTTCCTTGCGGAACACCAGAAATTTGACTATCCACATATGCTTTTGTTGCAGCATCTTGAGCTGATGATGGGTCAGCCATACCTGTAATAGCATTAGTACCCATTGCAATACCTGCTGACATATTTGCTCCAGCCAAACTTGATGATGAGGTTGTAGTAACACCTCCAGTTACTGTTATTCCTGTATTTGTTGTTTCAAACTTTTTAGAATTATCGTAATAAAGATCAACAGACCCATTTCTGGTAGCTTGTACCATTGTTTCACTCTCGGAATAACTACTTAGTATAACACCACCGTTACCTCTTAATCTAAGCCAGCCAGTTCCAGTATCATCTATGTAACTATCACTACCATCGTGATATATTTGTAAATCACTTCCAGTGCCAAAATTAATTTTAACATTATCGGGTAAAAATAAAGATTGTTCAAAATTTATAGCCATTGAAAGGAATTTTTACAAATATACGAATTATATTAAAAGACATTTCTTTTAATATAACTCGTATTTGTAATTGTAATTATAGTACCTCTACTACAAGAACTTTTAATACATCTGACCCTAAATCAGCTGCTGTTTTAATTGTAACATTATCAGTATCAGTATGAATCACCTCAACATATGTTTGCTCATATGGAGAAGCATTGTCATATACATATACCATAACATCTCTTGTTCCTAAGTTGTGATTTACAGTATATGGTGAAGTTCCTGTAATTGTAGTCTTAAAGTTATAATTTGTATTTATACAGTTTGCTACCGCAGTACAGAAGTCTGTAATTTGTGATGCTGTAATAGCTATTGTGTTTTCAGACATTGCTGTCACAAAACCTTTTGCATCAACTGTTGCACTTAATGATTTAGTTACACCACCATAAGAAGCGGCAGTAACTCCTGAATTATCTATAGTAACAAATCCATTTGCTGTTACTCCAAAGTTTCCTGAATCAAATCCGCAGACCCCTTTGTTAGTTGCTCCATCAGTTGCTCCTGCTCCTGCAATGTTTTCGTCTGCAATAACAATAGTATAATCTGTTTTTGCTGGCGATGAACTTGCCGCTATAGCTGAATTAGCAAATATTAAATCTCCTGGCTCAAGAGCTGTACTAAAGAAAGCACTACCAGCTACACTTACCACATAGAAGTCTCCTTGATTTAAAGCTACGTTAGAAGCCCCTGATAATGCTGGTGAGTTTGTGCTTGCATTATAACCTCCTTGAAACGAACCAACACCTGCAACTTGTGATAATACATACCCTTTTGAAGCAGCATCTGTAGAAGCTGATGGAGTTGCCGGTACCGTTACTTGTCCTCCGAATGAAGACTGCCCTGTTCCATCAACAACTAACTCTCCAGTTACAGTTAAGTCATTACCTATTGTTACATCACTTGGTAAACCAATAGTAATATCTCCACCATTTCCTGTTGAAGGTGTTGTAATTTCTATTTCATTAGTTGTTCCTGAGAATTTAGCTGTAGTTGTAGAACCTCCATTAGAACCAACTAAAGATAGTGTGCTTTCATTTGAAGAAACTGCCCCTACACTTAATGCGTAGTTTGCATCTGTATTTGTTACAGTATTTGTTACAGTTACCGCACCTGTTGCACCACTTACACTTATTCCAGTACCTGCAACAATAGACGTTACCCCTGTGTTAGTAAATGTTACTGCCCCAGTTGCACCACTTACACTGATTCCTGTACTTGCTACTGCTGAAGTTACCCCTGTGTTTGTTATAGTAAGTTCATCAGTTAATGTTCCAGCTTCTGTTGATATACCTGTTCCTCCTGTAAAAGTTGCTGTGTTTCCAGAAGATATGGTTTGGCTTGTGCCTGAGTCACCGGCTAAAGACCAAGAACCATAGTTATCAAAAGAACCTATTGTTACTGTTTCTACATTTATAGCTGTAACGTGACCTGTTGCATTAGTTGTTATTGAGTCAACTTTTGTAAATGAACCTCCAGAACCTAAACTGTCTGTGCTTGTTGTGTCACTTCTTGATGTAGAATCGTGATTTAAAGTTACAGTTCTTGTTGCTTCAGAACTTGTTAAATATGTTCCGCCAGCAATATCAACTGTTTGACCATTAGTAACTGATGAGCTTCCAGAATCTCCTTGAATTGTCCATGAAGACATTGATCCAGACGACCCGCTTGATGCCGAAGTAATACGTCCTTGCTGGTCAACTGTAATGCTTGCTAAAGTATAAGAACCCGGTGTAACAGCTGTATCATCAAGAGTAATAGTTAAATCGTCAGTTGCACTTGCTACTGTTGTTAAACCAGTTCCCCCTACAAATGTAGCTGTGTTACCATTAGTTATGCTTTGTGAACCAGTGTCTCCGGCTAAAGTCCAAGAATCCATAGAACCAGTTCCTCCTGTGTACGCAATAGTAACCGCTCCAGTAGCACTTGATACGCTAATGTTTGAGCCTGCAACCGCTGAAGTAACACCAGTGTTTGTTATAGTTAAAAGGTTAGGTGTTCCAGAAGCAACAGATGTACTAATTCCAGTTCCTCCTGTAAAGTCTACTCTTTCACCATCTGAAATGTCTTGTGCAGTTCCAGAATCAGCCTCTAAACTCCATGAGGTATATGCTCCTGCTGGTGTAGCCCAAACATTATCCCCTCTAAGGAAGGTTGTGCCACTCGGTGTACCAGTTGCCGATAGGTCAATAGTCCCCATTGTAACAGCGCCAGTAGCTGCCGAGTTTGTTGTACTTGCTGAAATAAATGTTCCGTTAGCATTAGTAAACGATGTTACACCTAATGTTGCTGTACCACTTGATGCAGCGGTTACAACACCTTGAGCATTTACTGT